GAGGTAAACGTCGCTGTCGAGGCGGGCGAGGATGGAGGAGATGGAAGCGTGCATTGGAGTGCCTTTCGGTTCGGCGGTTCAGTTGGACGCCTATAGAGGATCATGCCCGTCAAATTCGTTGGGATTCCGCGGTTGTTGAGGGTTGAACAACCGATTTATAAGTGGTTTTTAGGGCTTTGTAGTGCTACACCGCGAGGAGAAATCTCAGTATGCGGACAAAAGAGTTTGTTTGGAGCCTGAAATATGACGCAGTACCTAGGACCACGGTCCCTGTTGAACAGTTCAATTCAATGGTCCCCGCCACTTTTGACACAATGCATGGTGCAGAATCCCATTATGCGAACTGTACAGAGTTTGTAGATATGACCCTGAAAGGCTTTCAGCTGGCGATGAGGCGCCCGTGTCGTATCGAGTCCGAGGATTCATAGGTGATCGAGATCACGTATGTGGGGGGTTGCATGACGACATGATGTGGGGCAGCATGGAGCCATTGAAGGAATCGAACAGGAAGGAGCACACGATGCTGACACTCGGAGAGGCGCAGGACATCTTCATCGAGGTGCTGCCCGGTGACGTGGAGTGGACGACACAGCGGTTCCCGGGGACACCGGATGACATGGATTACGTCGAGGAATGGGTCGTGCGGACCGACAACGGTCAGATCAATTGCGATGTGACTTGGTTCGATAGTATCGGCTTCCCGGTCAGTGTCGTGATCGAGCCTTGTGATCCATTGCGCGAGACGCTCCACCGCGATATGATCGATCCTGAGGACGCCGAGTCGGCGGCGGCCTGGCTCACCCAGAACTGAACTCCGGCCTTCACCCTTGAAAGGAACCGAACAATGACAATCTCCCACAAGATCTTGGCTTTCATCGTCGTCCCCTCCCTGGTCGGTGCGATCATCGGCATTGCACTGGCCGGCATTCACCATTCGCAGACAGGTGCGACGGAGGTGCAGGACATCGCGCACTGCCTCTCCGACGACGGGGCGCTTCCCGACGGCGAGGACGTGTGCGTCTGGGACCCGGCCGTTGACGGCGACGGAAGCGGCGAAGCGTTCGTGATGACCCGTGTCCAGTACGAGGCCGACCAGGACGCCCGCGAGCATCAGAGTTTCGAGGCCCATGTCGTTGGGCAGGACGACGAGAAGATTCGACAGCACGAAGCAGAGACGCGATGAAGCGAACACTATCTGAGTCAGTAGCGGAAGAGGACGAGCGCATAGCCCGACTAGTGAAGGGGGAAATCAAACGACACGGCGGCGCGGCTGAAGTCTCGCGCGTTATCGGCTGGAGGAAAGGGACACTACAGGCGCGGCTTGACCGCGGTGCAGTTTGGACGCTAGGAGAACTGAAGGCGCTGGCAGAGCACGAAGTGCTGTCTGTACCAACAATACGAGCAATAGGAATGACGAGAGGAAGTTATAGGACCGAGATACCCGAAGCGCTCACAATTCGACACACAATCTAACCGATCCAACCACGCCCCGGCCGAACGACCGGGGCAGAAAGGTACCCGCATGAGCATGCTCTCATCCACTACTATCACGCGCTTCCTCGACAGCGGAGTACTCACCATTACGCCGCTGTCCGCCGGCGCGATTCAGCCGGCGTCCGTTGAGATGCACCTGCATCGCGACGTCATTCGCGACGTCGGACTGCCCACCGAGCACCGAGATGACAAGATCACAGATACCATTGTCCTGAAGCCCGGGGAGTTCGCACTGGCCAGAACGACAGAGACTGTTGGCATTCCTGTGCATCTCGTTGCCCGTGTCGAGGGTAAGTCGTCATGGGCGCGCCGCGGCCTCCTTGTGCACATCACGGCCGGCTTCATTGATCCGGGTTTCTACGGCACGATCACGCTGGAACTCTGCAATCTCGCGGCGAAGCCGATTGAGCTTCCTGTCGGGTACGCCATTGCTCAGTTGTCAATTCTGGAACTTGACACGCCGCCACTGGTTCCTTATGGGGATGAGTCCCTGGGCTCTCATTACCAGCATCAAGTCGCCACCACAACCGCTCCGAACATTGCAGAAAGGTAACAATTTCATGTCTTGGGGGAAGAGAAGCCGGGACGAACTCCTGGAAAATCTGAAGCGTTTCGGGAATGCGAATGAGAAAAAATTGGGGCTGCATGAGGGCGAATATATACGTCTTGATGGCTCTGAGATTCCAGATTCTGTGAACTGTTTGCAGGTAACAGGTTTCGGGAACGCGAGGCTTGAAATTTTGGGTTGGGATGGTGAGTTGGAACTCCTCGGTGAGGTCGAGGCCCAGGTCGTTAATGTGGATAGGGTGGAGATCAATACTGAGCGAGGCGCTATCAGTACGTGCGAGGATTGCAAACGGGTGCGTATTTGGGGTCGTTCAACAACGCGCCTTATCGGATGCAAGGGTGTCGAGCTTTATGAGTCCTCATCCGCCGAAATGTGGTATTGCTCTGGGGTCGAAGCCTACGATTCCGTTAGTTTCCAGGCTTGCAAGGACTCACGTGTGATTCTTTTCGATCGCGCCGACGGGGAGTTCTATGGTAATTCCACCGGTGTACTATTCGATACTTCGCGAGCTATCGTGTACAAGGATTCGCGAGTTAATGCCGTCTCCGATATGTCAGTTGTTCAGCACGAGTCGGGCGCTATTGTTCACGGCAATGGGAAGATTCAGTGCTTCGGGAGCAATGAAGATAAAGGAAGCCTTTTCTCTGCGACTCGGGGGTTTCTGAATCGCCTGGCTCTCCCGCTGAATTCTTTCGAGACCGAGTATCTCGTCTACAAGACGACAAGTGCGGAGGGCTTTACAGGACAACTCTATGATGAGCTCACCAAGTGGGAGGTCGGCAAGATTGTGTCAATCCCCGAGGAGAAGCGTACGACTCTGAACCGCGGTCTATTCTTCACCCCGACATTGGCCCATGCGATCTCACGGGGGCAGGAGTACGAGCGGCCATTCCGCGTGTTCCGAGTGAGGATCAGGATTGAGAACGTCAAGCTTACGAACATCTTCGGGCCCATGTACCGCAAGGAGATCGAGGCCTGGGAGGGGGAGGTGATCGACGAGGTGAAGAACCCTGTTGAAGTGCTCTTCGACACGGTGTGATCCTCGCAACTGCGGGAGCGACAACCGCCTGGTCCTTCGGGGCCGGGCGGTTCTGCTCTGCCTGAAAAACCCAGCCGAGTTGGGAGCCCACGGCCCGCGAAAAACTTCGGCCTTGCGGGGTGATTTCCCCCCTTGACACGGGAGCCGAAACCTCGTAGGGTGGGAGCACCTACAGGAAGGATTTCCTATGAAACGATACGACGTCTGGTTCGACAAGATCAACGAGGTCGCCTGGTCTTTCAAGTCCTTGCCGAACGCACTCGATGCTGCGATCAGGGGGCCATACCTGGTCACCGAACGCGTCCATATCGGGGACCCGAGACTTGGGTTCGTCGAGGACCTGGCCGAGACGATTTCCGATGATCCTGTGATGAGCCAGCTCATCTTGGAGGCCCAGCGAGCTATTGAGGAGGCGGAAGCCCTTGACTTCTACAGAAGCCACTGACCGTGCGAGGAACTTGCTGACCGCACAATCCGAGCGGGACAAGCAGCGCCGTGTCGGGCCTTCGGGTCTGGGCAAGTGCTGCGACCTTTGTCTGGGTGAGGACTTAATGGGCGTCAGGCGCCCCGGCGAGAACGAGAAGACACCTATCGCCCCTCTGCTCGGGACGGCGTTCCATCTGCTGTGCGAGAAGCGCAGTCGCGACATGGAGCGGGAGGCTGAAGTCCTTGTGGAACAGCCGGTCCATGTTGGTGATGTCGGTGGTTACGGCCCGATCAAAGGGACACTCGACAGGTTCGACGTCGAGGGAGCGGAGGTGATGGACTGGAAACTCGTTTCCTTGAAGAAGCAGGATGTGTTCCGACGGTTGTATCGCAAGGCCACGCGGGACGGCTTCGATTCCATCGTCAAGGACTACGGAGCCGCACAGTTCCTCCAGTACTACATCCAGCTCTGCCTGTACGGCAAGGGGATGCAGGACCAGGGCTATGAGACGAACTGGGTCACGCTTCTACTGCTGCCCCGGGACGCCACGGTCCACGTGGTCGAGTCCGAGCTCACCGCCCTGCGGATGCCATTCGATAGGGACCTCGCCATCTACGCTCTGGGGCGTGCGGGTCTCATCTACAAGAAGGCACGCGAGTGTGACGATCTGATCACATCTCTTGACAGCGCCCCCGAGTGCTTCTACTGTAGTAAGTACAGACCGATCCACTACATGAAAGGCTGAGATGCGTCACGCACGACAGAACCGACGGCGGCCCGACAAGGACGACTGGCTTCTCATGATCGGTGAGGGCATCGTCATCGGGAGCGTTATCTTCGCCGGGGTAGTCACCTTGGTCATCGGAACCGTCATCTTCGGAGGTTGAAATGAAAGACGATCCTCTTTACGACAGGGGGGACGGGACGGAACGCTTGGGCCCTCCTGTCCAGGTCCGGAACCACCGGATGGAATCATCCATCGGCGGTGTCGGTGTTGGGTTCACAATCCGATACGTTCAGGAGTACGGACCACGCTTAACGGCATTCGAAGTGACACAGGCGCTCAATAACGCCGTGTGGGAGAAAACCAGGATCGAGAACGACAGGGCACGGAAGGAGACCAACTGATGTCAACGTTCAATGACTTGTTTAAGAAGTCCGGGCTGAGGGAGGTGCAACCCGAGGACCTCTCCACGTTCTCGTTGCTCCTGTTCGGCCTGGCCGGGACTGGGAAGTCTAGCCTCGCCGCCACGGCTTCGAAGTGCGAGGACCTGTCGCCTGTGTTGTACATTGATTTCGAGAACGGGACTATGCCGCTGGGCCAGTGGGGCAACCTCGACAAGACCACCATCGTCCATTGCGACTCGTGGAACGATTGCGTCAAGCTTTTCGAGAACGTGATCAAGCCCTCGATCGACAAGGGCGAGTTCCCGTTCAAGACTGTGGTGATCGACACGCTCGATCAGCTTCAGGAACTCGTGGTCAATCACTTCCAGACCATCAACCCGAAGGACACCTTCGCCGCATGGGCTGCCGCCTACGAGGCGCCGCGCTCCATCATCAAGGCCCTGTCGGACGCTAAGGGCGTGTCGCTCATCGCGATCACGCACGCGGAGCGGGAGACCAACGAGGTCACCGGTGCCACGCTCGTTAGCCCTTCGTTCGAGGGCAAGAAGTCCATCCGCAAACTCCCCTCGTTGTTCGACTTCGTCGGCTACATGTCCTGGGTTGACACGCAGGACGAGAAGGGGAATGATGTGCTCGTGCCCGCGCTGTTCACACAGGAGAAATCGACCTTGACCAAGCAGCGCATCACCGGGTTCCCCGAGGCCATCGGGAACCCGACCATGTCGAAGTTCTACGGCTTCATAAAGCAGGCCCTGAACAAGACCAACTGACCGAACAGCAACCCAACAACAGAAAGAGAACCAGCATGCTGTCTATCAACCTCTCCGACATGGACGTCGCCCGTGAGGGTGGTGCCTTCGAGCTCATCAAGCCAGGCAAGCACCACGCCTACGTCTCCAGTGTCGAGGTCACCGAGTCCAAGTCCAGCGGGAAGCCGATGCTCGTCGTCGAGTGGACCGTTGACGGAGATGACATCGAGGCGGGCAAGACTGTGCTCGACCGCACCGTCTTCACCATCAAGAGCAAGCGCACTGGCAAGGAGCAGATTCACTTCAACCTCCCGAAGTACTTCGGTGCTGCGGGTCAGTGGCCGAGCAACCCGGCTGAGCTCAAGGCCAAGCTCTCCCCGGCTCAGATCGACAGCACCGTGCAGGCCGTCGAGGAGGGTCTTGAGGGTGTTGGCGCCACGCTCGACATCGCCGTGGACGAGGGCCGCAAGCGCTTCGACCAGAACGGCCAGCCCATCTACAAGACGGACGAGAACGGCGACCCTGTCACCGACGAGAGCGGGAATATGGTTCAGGACACCTGGAACCCCTCGAACTCGGTGAAGCGTCTGACCTTCGACCCGAAGAAGACCTCCTCCTCGAAGATCACGCTCCTGTAACGATCGCTTGATACGCTAGCAGCCCTCGACAAAACTGTCGGGGGCTGCTAGCGTTGTAGGTAGCAGCGAGCCGTCTCACAGAATCGAGGTACACATGAATCAGTTACAACAGTTCTTCGAGCGCATCCTCCCTGACGATGAAGGGTGGGTGCCTATCATGAGCCTTGGCCCGGGCGGTGGGCTGTCCCGCTGCCAGTGGTATCACTGGCCTTCCGAAGCCGAGAGGATGTGCGAGGTTGTCGAGAAGATGTCCGACAAGGACGTCTATTGGTCGCCCATGCTCTTCCACAAGCCTTCCACCCTGTCGTCCGCACGCCATGCGACGAAGAGTAACGTGAAGTGCGTGGCCTGTGTCTACGCCGACCTGGACGGTCTCCACCCGGATGACCTGTACCTGGAACCCACGGTGCTCGTGAAGTCGAGTCCCGAGCACTACCACGCTTACTGGCGGCTGTCGGACTACCGCTCACAGGGGAACCTCGACATCGAGCAACTCAACCGCGGGGTCTACCAGACGCATGCCGACACGGGCGTGGATCGCGGGTGGCCGTTGGCGAAGAAGCTCCGTGTGCCCGGAACCATGAATACGAAGCCCAAGTACGGGCTTCCGACTCCGGTTTCCGTTGAGTTCAACGACAGGGAGTCCTACTCGGTCAGGGAGTTCACGGCGGCGTACTCCCCGGCCTCGACGCCGAAGGTCGATCTCATCATGGAGATGCCCGAGGTCGATCAGAATGAAGCTATGAAGATCATCAATAGCCTCAAAGATAACAAGATCATGGCACTTTACGCCGATGATCCTTTGCCGTCGGATGATTGGTCGGCGCTCATGTACTCCCTTGAGTGTTCCCTGTTCGAGGCTGGTGTCGAACTCGCAGATGTGTTCACCGTTGTTCAGGACGCGAGTTGCAATAAGTACAAGCGAGATGGTCGTCCGGATAGCGATCTGTGGATTCAGCTCCAGCGCGACAAGGCGCGTTGGGACGATGATCAGGAGGTCCAAGCCGACCTCGCTGATGCGATTGCCATTGAGGCGATCAACGGGGAGTCGATTCGTATTCCTCGGTTGCAGGACGAGCGCAACGGATTGTTCTGGGGTGACGTTCACCTGGTCAACAATAAGTTCGATACTGTCCCGCAAGATACCGTAGTGGACTCGTTGGCCCAGTACATGAACGACATGTCGTCACGCACATCGAAGCAGTTCAACTACGCGGCGGCCATGTCGATCCTCTCCGCAGTGCTCGGATCGGACATCCGGGTCCGCACGTCGTTCGGCAGGTTGAGTTGCAACCTCTACACGCTCCTCCTTGGACGAACGACACGGGACAAGAAGTCAACCACAGCCAGTTATGTGAAGCATTTTCTCCGTCGTGTCGGGGCGGAGTTCAACTTGGACCTTATCGGGCCTGAGGATCACACACCCGAGGCTCTGGCTCAACACTGCGGGGAGCGACCCGGAGAGTCGATCCTCGTGATCCTGGATGAGGTGCAGGACATGTTCGCTCGGGCTATGCGCTCCGGCTCGTATATGGACGGTGAAATCGGGTTCCTCACGAAGGCCTACGATGGTTACATCCCGTCGATAGCCCGGAAGCAGAAGGGCCACGAGTACCGCAGGGAGACGCCGTTCTCCCTGTCAATCCTGTGCATGGGGATCCTGGACCAGGCTGCGGGAAACCTGAGGGTAGAGAAGATCGCTTCAGGATTCGTCCCGAGGTGTCTGCCTGTTCTACCCGAGCGCGCGGAATTCGATCCTGCAAGGACCATGGACGACTTCACCATCCTGTCGGACGCTGACGACGAGACGCTCCAACGGCAGGACAACATGTTCAACCTGAACCTTCGACTTCTGACACTAGCTAAGCACCACTGGCGTCAGGAGCGCGAGGCCCTGGAGCCCTTCACGGTGGAGGGAGAGGACGCGCGTGCTCTCATTGCCTTCGAGGAAAAGGCTTTGGATCGTATCCGCGATGCGGGGAATATGTGCGCGGTTCTCGCGGACCAGCATCCGTTGTACAGCGAGTATCTGATCCCTTGCGTTGAGCGTCTGGGCTTGTCGATCCTCCGTATGGCTGCTTTGATCGCTGCTGCTGAGCAACAGCACACAGTCAAAATGCGCCATGCGGTGAAGGCCGTTCAGTTGGCAGAGGTCCACTTGAAGTCTTTCGAGGCATTCGTCGCCTGCGCTGCGGATTCCGACATCAGCAAGGATGTCGCGCAGGTCGAGGCCTTCCTGGCGGCCCAGCCCAACAAGACGGCGACGCGCGACGCGGTGCTGGGACATCTCCTCCGTCGGATCGACAATACTCGACGGGCCGATGAGATCGTTGATGCCGGGGCTCGCATGGGACGGCTCGACGTACCCGTTATGAGGAACGAAGCAGGGAAGAAGGTCAGGATGGTCTCACTCAAGCAACGAGACTGACTCGTGAGAACCCCGGGTTGCGGCCCGGGGTTCTTTCTGTGTACTATACATATGTACCGACCAGTGAGGAGAGAACTGTGCAGATACTGGTACCAGACGTCAACGGCCTGACGGGTGAGCAGTTTGTCACGCTCCAGCAGGCCAAGAAGGACGCGGACATCGAAGGTCCGATCGAGGTCACCGACCGAGCCACATCGGGCAACAGGTTCACCGTGGGGGCCTTCGGGGCTCCTGGAACCTGGACACTCGATCAGCTCGACAGGGCGGCGAGGACTGAGGGGCGCTCGCAGAACTCCTACGGGTTCGAGGATATCTTTGATGGCACTGAGCTCCACCTGGACATCGAGACCTACTCGCCTGTCGATCTGAAGAAGAACACCGTCTATCGATACGTCGAGGATGAACACTGGATGATCCTCATCTGCTCGTGGTGCATTGGCCAGGGCGAGATTCACACCGCGTACGGACATGAGGAGATCATGGCAATCCCAGGTCTGTTCGATCCCGCGGTGAAGAAGATCGCTCACAACAGTGACTTCGAGCGGATCAACTTCAGTGCGCTGAAGGGCCTCCCTGTCGGCACGTACATCGATCCTGAGGAGTACATCGACACGGCCGTGCTGGCCTCGTTGTGGGGCTACCCCCGATCTCTGAAAGGCTTTTGCAAGGTCGTTGGGGGTGAGGCTAAGGACGAGGCCGGCGGCCGGCTCATCAACATGTTCTCCGTGCCGAACCGCAAGGGTGGGAGGACGCTGCCCGAGGAGCGCCCTGCGGACTGGGATGCCTACGTCGAGTACAACCGACAGGACGTCGTCTCCATGCGGGACAACATCTACAGGCTCGGCAAGGGGTTCCCGTCCGCGGAGGAGTACGAGGCCTGGATCACCGCCACGAGGATCAACGACAGAGGCATCAAGATCGACACGGCGCTGGCCGGTGCTGCCAACCGTCAGTACGAAGCCAACAAGAAGAAGGACTTGGCTCGGGTCAAGGAGATCACTGGGCTGGACAACCCGAACAGCGTTCAGCAGTTCAAAGGCTGGCTCGCCGACCAGGGTTTCGAGATGGAGTCCATCGACAAGGCTCATGTCGCGGAGCTTCTGGAGCGCGATGATCTCTCGGACGAAATGCGCGAGGCTGTGGAGCGTAAGCAGTTGGCCGCCCTGTCAGCTGCGACCAAGTACGTCATCGCTCAGGGCTCGACGAACTCGGATGGTCGGTTGCGTGGAACGATCAAGTACAACAATGCTAACACCGGTAGGATGACGGGGGTCACATTGAGCCCGCACAATCTACCCCGTGATCACTTCACAGACGCAGAGGGAGAGCATGACACGGAGGCCGAGCAAGCGGCGATCGACAAGCTGCTGGCCGGTGTGCCTGTGGGCTCGGAGGACCTCAAGAAACTCGTGCGACCGCTGCTCGTGGGGCCCTTCACCGTGTCGGATTACAGTGCCATCGAGGCCCGCCTCACCGCATGGGCCGCGGGCGAAGACAGTGTCCTGGAGGCCTTCCGCGAAGGGAAAGACATCTATATCGCTACCGCTGAGCGCATGGGCGGAGAGAAAGCCGGGTTCGATCGACAGCGCGGGAAGGCAGCAACATTGGGCTGTGGTTTCGGAGGGGGAGCAGGGGCACTCCTCAACCTCGGCGGCGCCAAGATATACCCCAAGGACACGCCAGACGATGTGATCTGGAAGGGCCTCACCTCTTTGGTCGAGACCTGGCGAGTCGCCCACCCGCACATTGTTTCGTGGTGGAAACAAGTCCACACCGCCTTCGACAGGGGCGGTCCTGCATCTCAGAGAATCCCCGTGGATGTCGAGATCGTGGGCAATGACCGCTACGTCTGGTTGCCCTCAGGACGGGCGCTCGTTTACCACAACTGTCGGCGTGAGTACGTGCAACCCAAGGACCGAAACGGCAAGCCGCTGCCCTATCGCCGCAGGGCGTGGGTCTGCGATGCTGTCGTGGGCAACGGGACACAGCGCCGCATTGTCGGAGGTCCCACACAGGTTGAGAACATCATTCAGGCCATCGGTCGAGATCTGCTCACACACGCCCTCGTCAATGTCGAACGTGCTGGGTTCCGGACAGTCACGCATGTTCATGATGAGATCGTTACCGAAACTACTAGTGGTTTGACCGTAGAGAGACTATCCTCGCTCATGTGCGACCTACCGGACTGGGCAGAGGGACTGCCGGTCGAAGCGGCCGGTTACACAACACAGAGATACCGGAAGGACTGACCATGAACTACCCCACTCACCCCGACGACAACCTCGTCGAACGATTCGTCCGTCCGCGCCCGCGAACCTGCTGGGCCATCAAGATCGAAGAGCGCTCCATCGAAGCAGCCCGCACTGTCGCCCGTCGTTACGGTGTGAGCCTCCGCGACCCCGAGTTCTTCTACGGGCAGTGGATGGTGATCTGGCCCGACAAGAATGTCGAGTTCTACTCCGACAAGGACCTGGATGCCACCTTCGAGACGGAGCACTTCTGATGCACCTTCCATTCGCAGTGGACCGCTTCATCGCCGTCCTGGAGGACAACTACAACCTCGCCACCACCGATGCCGGGCGCGACCAAGTTGTCGCAGACGCCTGCCGACTGTGGGCCATCTGGCAGCCCGTACCGCCCGCATCAGCCGCGATCTCTCAGTGGATCAACGAACACAAGAAGGAGAACCGATGAAGTTCAAGACACAACCACAGGCCCTCGGCTCGCTCGAAATCGGTGAGAAGGTGCTCATGCCTGTCGAGCTGGCGGCCACGCTCATCGATATTGAGCCGCCCAACGACAAGGGGCTGTGCAAGGTGACCTGGGAGTTCCCCGAGGTCAACGTCCGATTCCACACGTACAGCACCCGGTACACGTCAGTAAACAAGGTGACCGGAAAGGAAGAGACCGATGAGTGAACGCATCCTGGCCGTCGATGCCGGGGTCTCGACGGGTTGGGTCCTGGGTCAGCAGCCCAGTGACCCGTACTCCGAGGGCTCCGAGATTCTCGACTTCGGTCAGTTCCGCAGTGAGCGCTGGGAGGAGACGGTCACCGAGCTTCTCACCAAGCTCACCAGTGAGCCGACCACGCTCGTCATCGAGCAGTTCGACCTGCGGCCCAACAACAAGTTCCGCGCGGACCTCACCACCGTCAAGGTCAACAGTGCCCTGTCGTACTGCGCGACAGCGTGGAACCCGAGCGTTCGCATCATCTGGCAGACCCCGGGTCAGGCCAAGGGCGTCATCACCGACAAGGCGCTCAAGGCACTGGGGTTCTGGCCCACAGGAAAGACTGTCAGCTGCCCGGATGCCGACGACGTACGGGACGCAGCACGCCACTTCTACTACTACTCGATCAAGACCTGCCACGACGCTAGTCTGGCAGCCCGGATGGGAGGCCGTCATGCCAACGCAGATTGATAAGTTCCGCGAGATTTGCAACCAGAAGTTCGGATCGAACGCAGGCCAGGAGCATGAGAACATCGACGGTAAACCGTTCATGTACCGTTACGACTTCTGCGCTCACGGAACACCCTGCGTAGTCGCACTGCACTACAACAACTTCAACCTCGTTGGTTGTGTTCAGCACAACGGCTACACGTTCGCCCGCAAGACGCGCTGCACCTCCGAGCGCGACATCTATGTGATGATCACCCAGGTTTACGAAATCCAGTTCGCTGTTGTCGTGCCACATATCTACCTGCTTGATGACTACCTGGGGCCTGACTACGACTACATCGGAACATGGGATGTTCGACGCGACGGCTTGCAGATCGACGACTACCTCCGCGTCAACGAGCATATGCAGGTCTGCCAAGGTCCTGGCTACGCTCGGATGCCACTGGAGCAGATGTCGCCAAAACCCGTTGACGACGAGGAGAAGCCGGATGTCGTGAACGCCCCGAAGCACTACGCCTGGCTGGGCAACGCACTGGCCGAGCAGGTCGAGAACGTTGGCGATGTCGAGGTCTTCCACGTGCTCAAGGCTGCCTTCGACAAGGATCCGCTTCTGTGGCAGGTCGGCAAGTACCTGCTTCGAGCCGGACGCAAGGACGACAGGAAACAGGACCTTGAGAAGGCGAGGTGGTACCTGGACAAAGCCATCGAATGTTGATACACTGGACTCGTCAGGCAGTTGAATCGTGTTGACATCTTGCTAGTTTGCACGAAGAACCCCCTAGTTGCCGCTAGGGGGTTCTTCAGTACTCAGTTGTTCTCGTACTCCTTGAGGACCTTGCGAAGCCTCTCATTCTCCTCCTTGTAGGAGTCGATGATGAGTTCCTGGGAGGCGATCATAGCCTGCCATTGCTGAGTGCTCTGCTTGGCCTCCTGCACCTCCGCTTCCTTGATTCCCCGCTTCCTGTCAGCGAAGGTCTTCAGTATCGGCGGTACAGCAGCAAGAAGTGCTGTAACGAGCGCCACCACAGAAGCTACAGTAGCGCTCATATCAAACCCCCTGCTCGACACTGTCCTTCATGTCCTGAACAAAACGGGCGTGCTTGATGGCGGAGTGAAGGACGTTCCATCGCGCGGCCAAGAAGAACCACAGCGCCCACAGCAGCAGAGCATGCGGTCGGGACGTAGGGCCGTTCAAGGCTATGATACCGCTGGCCGCCATGAACCCGAGCAGGGGCAGCAGGGCCACGTATTCGAACTGTGATTGCCGACGCAGCACAAAGACAGTAGCACACAAGGATGTGACGAAAATACCCAGGAAGAGGAACCAGTGGTAGTGCAACGCGAGCTCGGGGATGTCCATGAAGTGACGAGGCCCACTTAGACGCGTGAGGGCGTAGGCCGACAAAGAGCCGTACGACAGAGCACGGGAGGCCCTGTCGAGGTGTCGTTGCCACGGAGGCTCTTGGACGTATGGAGTCGTGGGGATGAACTGCCTCATTTGATCCACCCGTAGATGACATAGTTCGTTGTGATGAGGTGACCGACAATGCCACGAGGGACGATGATCCTGATCCGCTTGATCGTGCCATCCTTCTCCGCGAACTGATGCCAGTTGTTGTTGTCAGCCGAGAAGGCCCCCGGCCACTCCTCCGCGTTGCCATTGGTGATCAGAGTCACCGCAACGCCTGTGTACGTGTTCTTCAGCGGCAGATAGGCGAAGGCCGAGTCCGTGGTCTGGTCGTTCCCGTAGTAGGACCACTCGGTGATCCTCAGGACGGAGACGCCCATCTCCTGTCGGAACTTGGACTCCTCGCCCTGCTGGCCCCACAGGATCTTCCCGTAGCAGGGCGTCGCCGGGGTGAAGGTCTCATTACCGTTCACCATCCATGAGGCGATGGAATCACCATTCATCTTCCAGGCGGCGCCATCCCAGGTGATGAACTTGCCGTTGTTCTTCAGGTAGAAGAGGAACGGGTTGTCCCCTGTCGGTTTGAGGCCCGTGCGCTCCAGCTCCATGCGCTTGGTTGTGGCGCCCTGGATATTGGTCACGCAGTAGACCCCGTTGTACCGGAGGTTCTGGATGGCGTTCGACACGGAGTTCATACCCAGATTGAGGAAATTTTCCCAGGTGTTGACCGTGTCTTCGGAGGAGTACTTGTAGACCCCGTTGCTGTCTATTGCTCCCACTGCGGCAACCCTTCTATGAATCTCTCCGAGAAGTCGTACTTATTGATGGCGTCCTCTTCAGTACATTCTGCATCCATCTTAGACGCCCAGGGTATCCGTCTAGCGGCCTTGACCTGCCAGGAGAACCAAGTGCCCGCCTCGCCCGAGACCTTGAACTTGCCACCCTCGACAGGGCCGAGAACCTTCACGCCGTTCGAGGTGAATATCGACGTCGGAACATCCTCATCATGCAACTTGTCGAAGTACTCGGGGAGCTCGACAGTCATCTCCCCGCTCTCGGGGATCGTGGCATTGTCCCAGTACTCGATCCCATTGTGGGGCGATTCGGTGCAGGTGTAAACCAGAACGTGGTCATCCTTCGTCGGATGACGAATGACGAAGCTCTTCCCCTGATCCGAGCTGATACGGCCAGTAGCGCGGAGACTACCGTTGATCAAGGTCTTCCGGAAGACGTTATCCTCATTGCCTCCTGCTCCCCAGTCGTTCTGGGTGATCGGAAACCGCGATCGGATATACGAATCGATGTATACCGAGTACCCGGCAGAGGCATGGATATGCAGGTCTCCGTCGCAGAGGATGTCAGAGCGGTGGCCTCCTGTGGTCAGGTGGAACATCCACTTCGGGGTCGAGCCCCTGTAGTTGCCCGCAGCGTAGAAGTGGGTGGGTGACATCAACAGGTTCGACAGGGGTGTGTTGACGTTCTCCTGTCGTGTAGAGATAGCCAGGTCCTGCCCCGACTGCCGGATGTAGGACCAGGTCGGGTTTCCGACAGCGTTGACCCCGCCCAGGTACAACTGGCCTGGGCTGAGCTGAGAGAAGTAACGGTTCCCGTCGGTGAACTGCCGGCTGTACAGGGTCAGCACGGGATCGTCGTTGCCGATGACGCCCAGGGCGAGGATAGGCTGCTCCGTGGTGGGGCTGAACGCGGAAATGCCGATGACCTCGCGCGTGAACTCCTGGGATTCGTTCTTGAAAGGCACGGCCCTGGAACGCCCGAACCGCATGTCCTGTCGCGAGGTCTCCGGGTCGAGGAGGAAGTCCCCACCGATGAACCGCCCACCGATGAAGGTCTGACCCCGCAACGTGTCGGCGTCGAACAGGGACGCCTTCAAGGTGCCTGTGGTGATCTTCGACGCGCTGATGGAGTCAATCACCGCACTGTCGGCCGTGATCGAACCGGCCGCGAGCTGAGCGGCGGTGATGGATCGGGCCGCGATGCGCTGACCGTTGATGAACCCGGTGGTGATCTTCCCGGCGTCGAGACTCTTGATGATGCCCGACTCCGCTGTGATGGAGCCCGTTTGCAGCTTCTCGGCTGAGATCGAGTTCGCTGCGATGTGGTCGCCGCGAATCGTGTTCGCCTCAATGAGATCACCGGTGATCTTGTTGGCGACGATGGACTTCGCCTGAATGATACCGGCCCAGATGGTGTCGGCGACAACCTTCTGGATGTTGGCTGTGCCAGCGGTGAGCTTACCGACATCGAGCGAGGTGATCATACCGTCAGTAAGGCGTTGTTGAATCCACTCCAGACCATTCCACCTGTACTCGACAAGGATGGAACCTGTTGTCTTCTCACGCCCACGGGCGGTGTCCCCAGGATTGTAACCCCGGAGGGGCGGGTAGCCTGAGCCGTCGTAGTAGAAGACTCGGCCCCCGTCCTGTCGGACCATGGCGAGGATGTCGTTGCGGGTTTGGTCCGCATGAGCCGCAATGTTGTAGGCCTCGGGGTCCTGGTTCCTATTGACCTCGACCCACTCCGCGCCGTTCATCCCGTGCACGACCTTCGAATTGTGCGCGGTGGGGCTCCAGCCCGGGAACAGATCAGGACCCGGAGTCGTCTTGTCCCCAGGCCACGTTATGTACTCGTACGAACCCATAGAATCACTTGATCCTGATGATGTAGTTCAGCACGATGTACGGAGGCATGTTGTTGTGCGGGCGACTCCCACCGGTGTCAGAAGCCGAGAGCTTACCAAGAGAACCCTCGGATGAGCCCGAGGCGATGTTCCACTGGTTACCGCCAGACACGTTCGATCCCCAGATACCCATGTCGCGCCAGTTCGCAACGTTCGGGTTACCGATGTCGTGGCTGTGGCGCGGCATCTCCTCGAGGGAGAGGACGTGCTGGGACTCCCCGCCAAGATTATTCAAGTTGACGAACTGCGCGTTGCCCTGGTCCCTGGCGACGATGACCCGGCCTTTAAGGTCAGGGAGCTTGAAGAAGTTGCCCGACGCGCCATAGAGGTTCTGGATCACCGAGTACAACTGGGGGTACGCTGTGCGGTCCATTTGTCGCCCATCACAGAGGGCGAAGTTGTCAGGAGCCGTGACACCGGCCCACGCGAGAATGGAGCCGACAGGAACCAGGGGACCAGAGTCCATGCGGCCCACGTAGAACTGCTTGATCCCATCGATGATCTTGCCAAGCTCCGTCGCGGTCTTGAGCTCATCGAGGCGCTGCTCAAGGGCCTTGAGCGCGGTAGTGGTGGCGAAGAGGTTGTTGGCCTGCTGCCAGTGCTGGGCCTCAGTCTTCGTCACGTCATCCGCAGCCTTCTGCGCCCTGTCGATCGCAGCTTTGTTCTCGGTGACCTTGGCCACTGCGGTGTCGGCATTCTTGGACGCCGCGACAAGACCGTCCTCGACCTTGTTCAGCTTGACGGCGGTGATGGGTGTAGCCTGCGCACCTTCGCCATCAACCCAGTTCGCGTTCCGATCGTAAGGCATCAGTCTTCCTTTCCGGCCTTCCTCATGCGGAATAGTTTACCGTCGGGAGACATCCATACAGAAGTATTAACGATGCCCTTCGAAGGCGGGTAGGGAGATGTGAGAACCTGCCCCTCGATACGCTTGAACGTATCAGCGACGCCTTGACTGGCCTGAGCGAGCCGGGCTTGGAGGTTGTCGTTGTTCGTCATCTCGACGCCCATGAGCCACACATTGTTCGCCAATGACGACAGGCCGTCGATCCAGGGGACCACCACGTTCTCACGGTTGTTGGGGTCGTAGGCCGCAACAATAGTCGTCTTGAAGACGTGCGCCTGTCCATCCGGAGGGACCACGAAGATATTGGGGTTCGGGTTGACGTTGCGCTTCCACGCGTTGTCCGAGTAGAAGTCGAAACCCACCTGGAACTGAGCGGTCTGAGTGGACTCGTTCCTCAGCGAGAACGCAAACGTGTACGTGTCGTTCTTCGTGGCGCGCTTCACCTTAGGCGGAAGGATCAGCAGACGTCGAGCCCCGCCAGACGTGTCACCCCCAACCCAGTGGTAGCGTCCCGGGTAATTGGTCTCGATCCGCCAGTTCGACGGGATCGCGGCCGTGGCCCAGGCGACAGGGAATGTGGCGTCCAAGATGTCCGAGGTGCCCGAGCGGAGGCGCTCTAGCGCGGCACGATCCTCATCCGACATGGAGGTCTTGGGCGTGACATCCACGAAGTCCTGACGGGACTGGTCGTAGGAATACATCCGGTAACCGTCGTCCGTGTCGAACCACAGATCGCCCTGCTTACGACCCTGGAGCGTCGGCTTCTCGGGCGTGTAGAAGATGGTGTTCTTGCCGTCCGCACTCTTCTGAGCATTCTCCGCAGCAAGCTTGGCCGCGGTGGCCATATCCTCGATATCCTGGGCCTTCTTCAGAGCCTTGCTCGCCTCGGTCTGCGCCTGGGCGGCCTTCTGCGCGGACTCGACGATATCGGGGTCTTTGATCTCGATCCACTTATCCGTCGCCTTGTCGTAGCGGTACGGGCGGTTCTTCCCATCCGCCGTGTTGATCCACAGGTTGCCCTCGACACGGTCGGCCCCAGCGGGCTCATTGGGTGAGACGATCACACGACCGTCACTACCGGCCTTCTCCTTGATGTCCTTGATCTGCTTCTCGAGGTCGGCCTTGGTCTTGTCGTACTTCTTGTCGGCCTCATCAGCGCGCTTCTGAAGTTGAACGACACCGTTGTGGGCCTCCTCTAAGTTGTCCGACAGGGACTTGGAGAGGTTTTTCAGGTCAACGGCGCCCTCGCCGAGCGTGCCCGTACCGTAGGTCTGCCTGACCCACCGACCGGCCATGTCGAGCTTGAAGTTCTCGGCCTTGTCACCGACGCGCTTCATGGAGGCCTGCTCCCAGCGCCAAATCTCAGTGACGTTGTTCTTGTCCCCAACGTAGACGTACCAGACCGCATTGGGGTGGAGCGGGTAGTCAGGCTTCTCCTTCTGCACCCCGGGCGTACGGTTCACCGGCGGGCGGGTGGACCAGGTCACCGCGTCCTGGGCGAGACGCGACACGCGCTCGATCGCCTCGGTATCGTCGAGACGGTCCCGCATCTTGGCCAGTTCGCCGGCCATGGGCGCCCAGCGGTTGGCCGCGTTGTTCGCTGTAGCGACGGCATCACCCGTGCGCTGCTCCAGCCGGTTGATCTTGCGCTCGATCGCGCAGGTCCAGGACTGCGTCTGCTTCGAAACGTTTGGTGCGGGGTACAGGTGCCCCTCGTAGTCCCGGCTCATAGAATCCCCCTGTCACTGATCTCCCTGAGAGTCCGGCCGCCCCCGGAGAGCATTCGAACCTTCGGGTAGACGCGCTGAATGTCTCCCAGTGTTGTGTCCCTTGAAGCGGTCAGCTGAGCATTATTATCCGACAGGGAGGCGTTTGATACGCGCCACCAGTGCCCGTCCTGCTTGTACCGAACCCCTGCGAGGCGCCCGAAGACCTGACGTTCACCGTTGGCCCCGGTGTCTCGGAGTGGGTTGATGCCCTGCCAGGTCGCGTTCAAGGAGTGTCCGCTGTACTGGTCCGCGGTCCACTGAGCAGCGTGGTAGGCCTGGGTGCGCGTGGTGATGCACTGGTTGTCGATCGTCTGCTCCTCGTCCGTCCCAGGCGTGCCGGTGTGGAAGGGGATGGTCTCGATATCGACGTAGGTGCCGTTCTCCCCGAGCAGGAACAGGCCATTGTAATCGGTCTTCCCATCGGACTCGCAGATGCGGAAGGGGCTGAGTTCCTCGAACAGCATGCCTGTGACAATAACATCGACAGAACGCTTGTCCTTGTTGAGGCGCACCTCAAGGCCCCCGCCCATGTCCTGCCACTGAGCGGGGGTGATCGCCTTGTTGTCTTTACCCACGACCATGTAGATGCCGTTAGGCGTGTTCTGGTTATCCACCAGCGGGGCCTTGTTAACGACGGGAATCGCCATGACCTGACGGGGCTGTCGCACGGACGACACCTCACAGGGGAGCTGGAGAGTAGTCACTGTCTGCTCTCCTGCGTTCACCGTGATCACGGGGGTGTCTGTCTGCCCGAACGTCGTCTTGGCATCCGGGTAGAGCAATGGCTTCGGGGGCCAAATCACATCGTGTCGGAACGCCATGCGGTGGTAGACGTTCACGTCGATATTCTTCACTTTCTGCGAAGAACTCATCGTGAGGTTGTAGCCCGACGTCACGTCGTTGACGTACATGATCCGGTTGCGGAGCGGCTGGAACCGAAGCCTGCCGACCTCCCACGACATGTCGATCTCATTGGCGCTGAGCCACTGCTTCATGGCCTGCCACACGACGACACGCTGAGCGGGGACGTCGTACCGTTCCTTCAACAGAGCCTTGTCTATCTCCAGCGTGTACTGCGAGCGCTTGATTCCCACGGCGTTGAAGAACATCTCAATGATGGCCTCGAACGGTTGACCTGTCATGCTGGGAATGGTGCCCGCCTGGACGAGTGCCGACAGGGGCGAGCCTCCGGTGAGGGTCCAACCCGACTCGGTGCCCTCAATGTCGGTGATGCGGAACTCGGTAGAACCGTACTCGTTAGAGATTACGGTCATGCTCCGCCCGAGCATCGACATGAGGCCCGGCTGGTAGCCAACGCCCTGCACCTGCAACTGAGGGACCCCGGAGTCCGAGGCGCCCCTGTCGAGAGAGGTGGCATCCTCCGCGACGGACCAGGAAGAGACCGTGGAGTTGTCAACTCCAGTGAACCTCACAGCCACGGCCAGACCTCCTTCACCGAGAACTCAACCTTGTGGAACCTCTTGTTGGACTCGACCTGGATCGAACCCGGATCGACCATCATCGTCGTGAACCCCATCGGCGGTGCGTAGGACGTGATGTCCGGACCTGCGCCGAGGCGCTGCTGGTAGGACGTGTTCTTCACATGCAGGTCGCAGATGAGAATCTGGGTATCGGGAGTCCAGGCGTCCTGGTCGATGTGCAGCCACGGCCCGGCCTTCACGGCGTCCGCTGGCACCGTCCAGCCACCGGACCACTGGGCCCAGCCATTACCGAGCTCAGATCGTTTCTGGAGTCCGACATCAGTCAGACCCGAAGTTCCGTTTGCTTTGAGATATCTAACACCACCCTTGAAAGCCTTCGACCCTTTGAGGACCTTGGCCTTCACCTCGATGTCGATCCTGTCCCCGCCTTTCAAGTCCGAGTAGTACTCCTCGGGGATGTAGTGATCACGAACCGACAGGAGCCTGGCATTGCCAACAGGGGCGCGCTCGCTTGTGTTCTCACCGATCAACACACCGCCCGGGCTCATCTCCGGGTTGGTGAACAGAGACCAAGGGGCATGCGGGTCGAGGTCCGAGTAGCCGGACCCAGCATCGAGCACACCACGAATCCAGTGCAGAAGGCCTGATCCGTTGGCCTCCGCGGGTTTGATCGTGATAGTCGCACGCTGCACCATGTCCGTATCATTCGGTACGATCTTCGTCTCGTAGGGAGCCAACGGAGAGCCGTCCTTAAATACGAACCTCTGCGTGTCATCCCCAACAGTCTGCACATAGAAGGTGTAGCCCGGGGGGATCAAAACGGTCTCCGTGTAGGAGGCCGGAGCCGTCGTAGCCTTGCCCGTCATGCGCAGTGCGTACTCCGGTCCATCACCAGACCTTGTGTCCATCTGCGCGAGCACCGTACCGTCCTTCGCGAAGGCGATGGGTGACAGGGTGTCCACCAGAAGGAACGGTTTCCCGAGGAATGGTGACAGGACGTTGAGGTCGGGCCTGTTCAAGCAATCCACATACCGAATGGGGTTCGAACCCGCTGTCGAGATCAGGTCCATGAGGGCCACGTAGTCCGCGGGGGACATCACGTTCCAGGCGAGCTTGTACGCCTTCGCGGCATACCGGGAAGGAGTCATCCCATTCGCCCCGTTGACGAGCTGAGTGACCTGCCCCCAAGGCGTCGCTTGAATAGCAGCGTCCTTGATCGGAGCAGGCAGAACAAGGTTCTTGTCGCCGACCCCGAGCACGCATCGGTTATCCAGGACTGCCATCAGTACGACCCCCTCTGTCCGTTAACCGCATTGTATCCGTTGACGGAGTTGGAGATCACGCGCCCATCGAGTGTGATCATGCTCGACATGGACCGGGCGAGTGCCGCGATGGTCCGAGAGGAGAGGTCCACCCCGCCACGCGGAATGCCCCCACCGGAGTACGACACGGACGGGGCGTAGCGCCTGGCATTGATCGCGTCGAACATACCGGAGCCGTAGGTCTCCACGGCACTGCGGTTGATGACATACTCACCGCTGCGGACCGCAAACAGGGACCCTGTCGGGTTCATCGCGAGCAGGTTGTCCGTATGGTAGTTCCCGCCCGGGTTTCCCGGAATCATCCCACCGGCAGGACCACCCCCGGCGAACCCGGCGATTGGGGCGCCCAGAGCGATTCCGACACGGGTACGGATCGGACCACCGTTAGCGTAGGCCGGAATCTGACCACCGTTGTGGAACCAGGACTTGACCGTGTTCCAGGCCGAGCCGACCTGCTGCGCGACGAACTGGACTGTACGCGTCGCAGCCAGCTGGGAGAAGGACTGCATGACACCCCAGTAGGAGCCCTCATCCCTCTTCGCTTCGAAGTTGGCCTTCCTGTTCTCAGCAACCTTGTCCAGGGCCTCGTTGACGGAGAGCTTCTTGCTGTCGTTCGTCTTGGGCTCGTACTCCGCGTCACGATCCTCGGCAGTCTCATCGAGTTCCTTGTCGGTGTTGTTCTTGTCACCTTCATTGACGTCCGGTTTGTACTCGGCCTCTCGGGGCTCACCAGTCTCGTCAAGCTCCTCCTTGGTCTGCTGGTTATCACCTTCGTTGACGTCTGGGTTGAAGATGGCCGGGCGGTCGTCGGCGTTCTCGTCGAGCTTTGCCTTGGCCGCCTCATAGGTGGCGTCATCGACGTCGGAGTTGTAGTTGGCGTCGCGAGGCTCAGCCATCGCGTCCAGCTCCTCCTGGGTGAGACCGAACGCCTCAGCGTTCAGCTCAGGGAGGTACTGCTTGTTCTCATCCTTACCGAGCTCCTCCAAGTAGTTCTTGGTTGCGTCGTACTCCTCCTGAGAGGCCTGTGGGACGTACTTTACGTAGATGTCATAGGCGAGCTCATTCATCCTCGTGTTGAGTCGAGCAGCCCCCTGCTCGTCAACTTTGGGAACGAACATCGTGGGGCGGCCCTCAGCGTTGGCGTTCTCGCCGTTCTTGATCTGGTCGAGCTGGTTGAGAACCATTCCCCGAGCGTCACGGTCAACGTCAGGGTGGTACTCCGCCTCGCGGGGCTCGGCCATGTCGTCGAGAGCCCCACCAGTAGCAGCCGCGGAAGGCTCGTCGAGCTCAGTCGGAATCTCCGCAGGGCCGTAATCGCCATTGGCGACATCCTCAATGGCCTGCTGGGTAGCAGCAGCAGTACCATTGTCGGTAACGTTCTCCTCGACAGAACGGGGGACGCTCTGGATCGTGGACGCCAGGCTGTCGAACCCGCCAGCCAGTTCGGTGACCTCGCCGCGGTTGAAGCCCATCTGAACCGCCTGGTTGATGAACTCCTCCTTGAGCTGGCGCGCATAGGCTGCAACCTGCTCGTTCGAGGCGCCCGTAGCGGCGTAGGCCTCGATCATCTCCATCATGGTGGACTGCAACTGCTTCAGCGCAGCCCTGTTCTCGATGGCGGCCTGCGTGTAGCCCTGAAGAGCGAACATGCCCTTCTGGGCCTCAGCGATCTCCTTCTCCTTGTCGGCGATCTGAGACTTGGTGTCGTTGATGTTCTTGTTCGCCTTGTCGATATCAGTCTGAGTGGACTGAATGCGCTCCTTGTCGCCATACTTCTTCGCGATCTCATTGAAGTACTTGGCGTCGCGAAGTTCCTGCTGCTGCTCCGACAGGGTGGTGTTGAGGTCTTCGATCGACTTCTTGGCGTCCGCAATGGTCTTGCGGGCGTCCTCGATCTTCTTCCTCATTGTGTTGAGCTGCGAATGGTAGTTATCCTTCGCAGAACGGGACTTCCACCACTTCTCCATGCTCTCCTTCATCGCAGTGGAGAGGCGCGACAGGAAGTCCTTGAAGAGCTCGGCAGGCGACTTCTCCTTCTGCTTCGCCTTGGAGGAACCACCAGAAGGCGAGGAGGACCTAGGCGTGTGAGACCTAGGCGTGTGACTCCGGGGCGTAGAGGACCTACGAGGTGTGTGCTGGCGGGGCGTGTGACCACCACCACCGCCTCCGCCACCACCGCCTCCGCGAGACTTGCGGGGCGTCGGCTGGTAGCGACCCATGGCGGACTGGAAGGCGGCCGCAGCACTTCCAGCCCCTCGTCCACGACCCTTGCCCTTCTTGGTGAGCTGGCCACCGATCTGTCCGACAGCCGCTCCGGTCTTAGCGCCCGCGAGCATCGCCTTGGCGAGCGACAGGCGCTGAATGATCTGTCCGACAACGGAGTCGGTCTCGACCTTCATGTTCTTCAGATCGATCTTTAGCCCGTTGTAGTTGACTCCAGGACCGTTGATGTTCTTGGAGATGATCTGCCAGAGAACGCCCATGTCCTGATCGGAGGCACTCAGCATCTTCTGAAGGTCGGAGAACGTCGTCGAACCATCGATGTTCGCACCTGGAATCGTCTGGTTGAAGACGTTGTAGATGTCCGACATCCCCTGCTCGCTGATGCCGAGCTGTTCCTGCACGCTCGACAGAGTGGCCGAGGGGTCGATCTCGATACCAGGAACCGTCTGCCCTGTCGTACCGGCAACGGCTCCAACACCTTGCTGGGCGATCTGCTGAGCTTGGTCAACACCCTGCTGGGTCGGAGTGTTGTCCACCTGCGGGCCAGGCATCGTCTGGCCGAGCATGGCCCCGACGTTGTTCATGGCTTGCTGGACCTGCGAGGTGTCGATGCCCTGCTGGCCGAGCTGGTCGATGGCTGCCTGCACGTACTCCTGAACGTACTTCTGAGCCTCCGCCCCGGTCAGACCCAGGTTCTGGGCGACCTGCATGGCGTTCTCCGCCACGGCCTTCAGGTAGGTCTGAAGGTTTTGAAGGTTCTGCCTACCACCCTCAGTCGTAGTGTTGATCACATTGCCGTTGTCCTGGAGGCCCTGGTTAAACTTGTCTAGAGCATCGAACATTGCAGCCTCGGCGTTCTCGAACCCGAAGGCTCTGTCGATCGCCGAGTCCACAGCGGACTTCCACTTGTCCCAGGCCTCCGAAGCCTTGTCGGCAGCGCTGGCATTACTGTCCGCGGTACCATTCATCCCTTCAAGGGCGCCATTGGCCTCGTCAGCCGACAGGCCGAGACCCTTGAGAATCTGCTGCTGGGCATCATGCGATCCAATCGCCTGTTGAACCGCAGCACCAACGTTGCCATTGGCGTCCTGAAGACCTTTCAGGGCATTGATCTGGTTATTGATCGCATCGGTCTCGTTGTTAATGGTGTCAATGTGCTTGCCCTTGACCGCCTGCGAATTCGGGTCCATGAGGGTGGGCGCATTGGAGCCCGACAACTCAGACTTCTTCTTGTTGAGTTGATCGATGAAGCCCTGAACATAAGCGTTCGCTGACTCCTGGCCCTCCGTCGCAGCCTTCCTGGCGTACTCACCCCAGTCGAAACCGACATTCTTCAGGGCGTTCAGCTGCTCTCCAGTAAGCTTCTTAAAGCCTTCGGACCCGGCAATCGCATTGCGGATGAGCTCGGCGGTGTTCTTGCCGATCTGAAGCGTGGTGTAGCCCATCTGCTGAGCGACCTCACGGGTGGCTCGGACGATCTCGCCCTGGGCGTTCACGAAGTAGTAGGACTTCTCCGCAGCGCTCTTGTAGGAGGACCCCGCACCATCCGCAGAAATCATCAGGTCCCCAAGGCTGCGCTGCGAACCATTGGCGATCTCTTGAGTATCAGTGAGAACAGCCTTCTGAACCTCAGCCGCGCCCCCTAGAGCCGAGAGAGTCTCAGCGCCAGCCTTCTGGGCCTTCTCAGCGGCGATCTCCTCCGCATTGGCGATCTGGTTGTAACCCTCAGCGATCGCGGGCAGGGCCGACAGGGCGAGGGAAGCCCAACCGGCCGGACCGAGCGAGGCGAAGAAACCCTTTATAGCAGTCCCTGCGGCCGCCATAGCCCCGGAGACGGCCGAAATACCCGCACCCATAGTCCGGGTAGCAGCAGTGGACGCAGAGGCCGCAGAAGAGGCCATACTACGCGCTGCGCCCAGGCTCTCCTGAGCGGCGGTCTCGGCCTTGATGGCTGTCGTAGCAGCGTTGTGGGCGGCGGCCTCCGAGGCCGTAGCGCCAGCCGACATGGCGGAGGTTCCCGCAGTGCTCCCGGTGAGACGCTGCTGGGCGACCTCCGCCTGAGCCGCCTTCACGCGGGCATACAGGGCGGGCTGCTCAGCCAGAGCAGTATTGGCTTGCTGAATGGCTTTGGCGATGTTGCTCCAGGACAACTGCCCGGAGAGGCCTGCCTCGACCATGTTCTTGCGGACCTGCATCATCGAGGAAGCAACCGACAGGACGCCCGCCTGAAGGAGCTTGGCACCGGTTTGGAGAGCGATGAAGATCGTCACACCTCCAGCGAATGCTGCGATGACTCGGCCGACCGGGGTCTCCCCCAGGCTCGACAGGGCGTTGGCGAGCGCCTGGACACCGTCTAGGATCAGCTTCAGCGGTGCCAGGAAGGGCTCGCCGAAGGAGGCCATCATGTTCTCCAGCGCGTTCTTGGTCTGCGCGATGGTCTCGGTCATGGTGGCGTTCAGCTTTTCCATGGACTGCTCCAGGAATCCGGTGTTCGACCCAGCCTCGGCGGAGTTGTCCATGGTCTCCTTGAGCAGGTCGAAGTTCACCGCGAGACGCTTCACGAGCTCGATGTCGCGGGTGGACTTCAGGCCGATGTCGGAGAGCATCTGGGTCATCTCCACACCGTTGCCAGCCTTGGAAATGGACTCGATGAGCTGGTTGAAGAACTTCGAGGGGTCGTTCTTCCAGAGCTCCAGGGCCTCCTCGTTGGAGATGTGCATTTGCTGGGCGAAGTCCGCCATACCCTCAGCACCCTGGGCGGCGGCCTTGTTGAAGTTACCGAAGATGCGCTGGAGCGAGCCACGGGCCCATTCGGCCTTCACGCCGACAGAGGTCAGGGCCGTGGCGTAGGCGAGGGTGGCGTTCTGTCCGATGCCTGCTGACACGGTGGTGGTCGAGATGCTGTTCGCCATTGTCAGAATCTCGTCCTCGGTGGCGACTGCCTTCGCACCGAGCTCAGCGACCTGGGATGCCATCTGCTCGTAGGCCTTGTCGCCCCCGTTCAGAGCCATACCGGCCTGGCTGAAGGTGTTGATCAGTCGGCCGAAGTCCTCGGAGGCTTTCTCTGTCGTAGTGCCGGTCACCATGGAGAATTCTGCGACAGCGCGAGTGAAGTCCCCGAGCTTCTCCGCGGGGATATTCATCTGCGCACCGAGCGTACCGATCTGCGAGAGCTCGGAGAACGACTTGCTGATGTCCGTGCTCATCTGCCGGTACTGGTCGCGGAGGGCCTGGAGCGCTCCGCTGGTCTGGTCCAGTTGGGTCGTGCGAGCGATGTCGGCGAATGCGCGGTCCTGGTCGGCAGCGGCCTTGACGACAGAGGTGGCGAGCGCCGTCACACCGGCGGCCAGCACTGTTAGGTTGTTGCGGACCTCCTGCGAGGCGAACCGCATGTTCTCCAGCGAGTGGATGTGGGCGGTGTTCGCCTGCACGGCCTCATGAGCGGCGGCGACAGAGGCACGAAGAGCTGCGGCCCGATCCTGCTCAGCGGCAGCCTCAAGTTTCGCGGCGGCCCGACCGGTGTCCACGGCAGCCTGGTTGGTCTGGATCGCGGACTGGTTCGCGGCCTTGCGATACTGCGCCGCGTAGGCCTTGTCGGTGACTTCAGCGAGTTGCTGCTCCGCTGCGATGACGCGCTGGAGGGCAGCGACCCGCTCGGAGGCCCCGGCGGTCGTGGCAGCGGTGGCCTTCTGCTCGGTAACAGCCTGCTCAAGAGCGGCCTCACGGGCCTGCTTGCGGACCTCGTTGAGCTGACGCTGGGCCTCGATCTCAGTCTTGGACCGCCCACCCAGGTTGCTGTCGATGCCAGAGTTCCTCGACATGCCGCTCATGTCGGTGCCGAGCTGCTTGGCGACACGGGCCATGCGCTCGTAAAGGGCGACCTGCTCCTTGAGCGCGGAGACCTGCTTGCTATCGGCGATGGTGGCGTTGTTGAGGGCCTGCGACATGCCCTCGATAGCGCTTGTGGTGGCCTTGATCGTCGAGGAAACGTCAGTCCGTCCGAGGGCCTGCGAGGCGGCGGTCAGGTCCTTGGTGAGCTTGGCGGCCTGCTGGTAGACCTGGATGTTGGTGGACATCGCCTTCGCGTCGGACGAAGACATGATGTTCTTGTCCATCCAGGAACCGCCACGGCTCGCCTGTGTAAGCGACTTCATAGCGGCGCCCATCGCACCAACCGCGTTGACGGCCTGGGCGGCGGAGGACTGGATTTTAGAGGAGCCCTGGATGAAACCGGAGGCGTCGAGTTCAACCTCGTACGAGAGCTTCGACTGGTCGGCCACTGTCGTCCCCTTAATAGAAAACCCGGATTGATACCACCAAGAATATCAATCCGGGTTTCATAGCCCCGCGTCAGGTCGGGACAGAGGCCATGGCCTCCCAAGGAGTCGGCAACGGCTCGAACTCGCCGGTCTCGTCATAGGAGACTCCGACAGGAACGGCGATCTTAGTCACACCGGGCTGCTTCCGCTCCTTGCGTCGCTCCCTGTCCGCCTCGTCCTTCTCCAGGGTCTCGCATCCGTAGCAGATGGTGTCCTGGATGTCGAACTGGACCCTGTTGTCAGTAGTCCGTCCATACCAGACCGGGGTTCCGCACTTGGGGCAGCAGGAGTCGGTGTAGTACTGCCAGGCCATCTCCAGGCGAACATCGAGCTCGTTCCTGAAGTCTTGTGGTAGTGGCTCGCGTCTCCAATCATTGTCGATCTCATCCCAGACCGGAACGGACCTGCTGTATCTGCCGACAGAGGGGAGGTACAGCGTTGGCGGAAGGTGCGAGTGCCAGGCGGTCTTCAGGGCGATGACGAACTTCTGGTTACTCTTCCTCGTCAGTGATGGCCCAACGAAACGTGGGGTCAGCCATCACCTGCTCCAGAGCCGCAGTGGCGACCTGCGTCTTGTCAAAGCCTTCAATGAGCTTGACCCACTCGGCCTCGGGGAGGCGCTGGCGCATCTTGGCGGCCTCACGAGAAGTCAGACCCTTCTTGGACTTGCCTCCCGACTTGATGCCGATCACGGAGTGCGACAAGTAGTGCTCGTAGGCGATCTGCTGCCGGGTCTCACGGAGCTCGTTGGTCTCGTCGGCGGTGGCGTTCTTCTTAATCGGAACGGTCGCCACGATGTGGTTGCGAATGGCCGAAATCTCCGCGGAGGCCAGGGCGCGGAGAGTGAAGACGATGGCGGTCTTCTCCATCTTCTTCAGAATCTCAGCGAGTTCAGCCTCTGGGGTCTTCTCGTTGAGCGCGCGCACCGGCTTCTCAGTGGACTGGCGCTCCTCAAGAATCTGCTCCTGAAGCTCCATGGCCCTCTGGGCGAGAGTGGCGTCCGGGTAGACGGTGACCTCCCGCTGGGTCTGCTTCACGTTGTCAAGAAGCCCATCAAGGTCGAGGAGCTCGTCCTCAGTCTCAGCAGAAGTAAGCTTGTCGTCAGACATCAATCATCCAATCTTTCGATTCGTCAATCGGTCTGGATAAGCATACCAAAAGCCCCGCTCCTTGTGAGAGCGGGGCTTTTGACCCAGGAAGGTTGAACCCGACGATATCAGACGAGGGGTTCGTTGATGACCATGGTGCCCTGAGGAAGGAAGGGGACGGTCATCTGGATGGGCTGCTTGCCCTCACCGACCTCGTCACGCGGGTTGTCGGGCATGACGAGGAACGCGGAAACGAGCTGGCCAGCTTTGGCCGCAGTGGTGTTCTTGTAGCCGATGCGCTTCACCAGCCATCCGGTAACGTTAGCCGAGACACCGCCCTTCTTGAACAGCTCGAACGCGACAGAGGCGGGGGAGTCCGGGTTGCCCTTGCCCGAGGCCTCATCAAGAGCCTCGCGCAGGAAGGTGAGGGAGGCCTCATAGGCGTCACGGGTCGGGGTGTTGGACGCGGCGGAGTCGCAGATGGTCGTGGTGTCATCCGTCTCCGAGTCGGTCGGGTTCAGGGTGAAGCCCGAGACGACAGCGCAGGAGATGTCCTTGGCCTTCGCCGGAGTCGGGGTACCACCACCACCGGCCGGAGTGGCGTTGTACAGCGACGCCTTGACGACATCCTTGACCGTCGGGGCGTCAGCGATCGGGACCCACCAGATCGTGGTCCCCGGGGGCATCATCTTCTTAACGGCAGCCTGTGCCATGATCAGTCGTCCTTCCTATGACGAGGAACATAATTGCTGTGCGGGGCGCCATCGCCGAGATGAACAACCTCGCCGTTGACGATCCAACCAGTGCCCCCGCAGCATTCCCGGGGCGACACAGGGGTGTCGTCGGGGACACGAGTCAAGCGGCCATCGGTGTTAATCGCATTAGCATAGTCCTCGGTGTACTCGAAGACCACACCTTCAACGGTCGCGTACTTTGGCATCACACACTCCTGTCCACCGTCACCTGGAAGGTGACGTAAGAAGTGTATCGAACCGGCCTTACGGTACTATCCGTGTTCCCGTACGAGTTGAGCGCCCCGGTCTCGAACGCCTCGCTTGTTCCCGGAATCTGGAATCCCAGCAGCCGCCTGCGAACAGCGGCGAGCAGATGGTTCCGGGCCTTGGGCGACACGGACGAGATGAGCACTCCGAACTGGTGGATCACAGCGGCCTGCGTCACACCAACGATCGAGCCGTACTTCCTCATGGCCCCAGGCGTCACATCGCCGGGCATGTAGACGACATAGTCCTTGCCGTCGTTGTCGCCGTCAGGGCGGAGCGAGTCGAAGACCCTCACACCCTTGAGGGTCTCCAGCTCCTTCATGGCGGCCTCGTCGAACTTCTCGACAGTGGCGCCCTCGAAGGGTTCTAGCATCAGAATCCAGACTCCTTCATTGCTTGATCGGTAGCGGTGCGTGCGGACTGGAGGGCGAGCATCCCTCGAAGCTTCGAAGTGCCCTCCTCCTGGTAGCCGATGTACTTCTCGTCAGCATCGGTGAATCCGACAGAGGCAGAGAACTTCCCGCCCGAGATGTTCCTCACATTAACTCTATAGCCCTGCCCATCGGCGGCTGTCGAACGCATATGCCCTGTCCACACACGGGCGTCCGTGGTGGGGTCATGCTTGTATGGCATCCCTGCACCAGAGGTGTCCACCGTCCTGATGACGACATCACCTCCGGCCTTCGCGGCGGCTTCGGTGGCATGGAACGCATCTGCGATGATCTTCTCCTGGAACCGACTGAGCACGCCTGTAACTTGATTGAAGTCTTGTGACTTTCGTCTCAAAGAGGCCCGAACGAGGTCCATCAGTGCGTCCCGCCCTTGGAGTCGTCCACGTCGATGTCACACAGCAATGTGGGCTGCCAGTAGTCGGAGTCCGACGGAGCGTTACGCACGACAAGGCGCAGACCCGTATTCCGCGGGTCGGAGTTGTTCTCCAGCACCCGGACGATCTGCCCGTATCCTGGCACGAACCGCAGCGACCTATCGCCCCACTTCTCCTTGGGCACGAGCAGGTTCTTGTCGATGTGGTTCAGGTGCACGTAGTAGGCATGAACCGCGGTGTCGTCATAGGCCGACCGGCGATCGCGGGCACGCCAGGCGATGTTCGGATTGACCGCCGCATAGCCCTTCCAGAGCTCCTTCGGGGGAATATCGACAGGGCCGTCCTCTGTCCACTCGTGGCTCTTCGTACCCGGGGGCTCCGTGACGACCACAAGGCAGTTGCAGAACAAGCCCAGGGGCCAGTACGCCCCCGAGTCGAAGCGAGGGTCCTTGTTGTGCAGAACGCTCAGTGCCATGCCCAGTCCTCTCCTGGGGGGATGACACCGGGCAGGAAGTCGAATCCGAGATCAGCAACCTCGGCCTCCTTGGCTTCGTCCCACAGCCTCTTGGCTTGCGCCCGGAGTTCAGCTCCCAGCGTCGCACCGTTGGTGGACTTGTTGTCCGTGGAGATGACCTTGAGGATCAGCGTCTCGGACGTGGCGATCGCCATGAGCGCTCGGGAAGCGGCCTTCTTGACGTTACCGCCCTCGATGGCGAGGAAGCCGAAGAGCTCCATGTCGCTGAAGATGTAGGACGGCGGCTTCCGAAGATCCTTGGGGTCCTCCAGCTTAACAATGTCAGGGATCAGCAGGCGCACCTGATTGACCGGCTGGCTGTAGTCCAGGGACGCCATGGTGTCTCCTTCTGTCAACGCTTTTACAGTAGTTTACAGCGGAACCCCGCTCCTTCGACAGGAGCGGGGTTCCGAGGGACCGCGATAGGGATGTCGCGTGGATCAGGCGCCCTTACCGGTGCTGGCCACGATCCCCTCGACGTTGAGGACCCCGGCGCCGGTGGTGAGGCGGACACGGGCCTGAGCGTCGTCATTGTCGAACGAACCGGCGGTGTAAGGAACCTCGCCGCCGCCCAGGTACAGGCCACCAGCGTTCTTCACGCGCAGCTCGGGCTTGTCGTAGCCGCGGAGAGCAGTGCGGACGATAGTGCGCTTGGCCGAGGTACGACCACCAGCAGGAGCCAGAACCCAGTTGGTGCCACCCTGCTGAGGGCCTCCGAGGATGGCGACCAGGTCGGAGACGACAACCTTGACCTTAGCGGTCAGGCCGTTTTCCTCGATGAACTTCATCTGGTCACCGGCCTTCTGCCCGGCGACAACACGCTCGACAGTGCGGGTGTTGACGACCATGTTGGCCAGGTTCTCCAGAGCCGGAGGAACCAGGAGGACATAGGACGGAACGGTGACGTACCGGCCATCGACCTTGGTCTCGGCGACCTGCTGCATGGCGGCCTTGATGGCGTCGTACGACAGGGGGGCGTTCTTCGGAACGTTGTTGTTGATCAGAACACCGTCAGCCGCACGGGCCTTCAGGGTGGTGCCGAGCGAGTCGGAGATCACACCGGAGTTGAAGCCCGGAGTGCTCGGGTCGAGAGAGAACAGCGCGCCGTAGCAAGCGGCGTCAACGGTGCGGGCGGCCAGCTTGGCGGCGTCCGAGGGGAACCGCTCGATCAGGCCGTAGTCGTCGTTGATGAAGGCCTCCCAGGAGAACTGGAGGCGAGCACCGTGCTTGGCGGTGTCGATCCAGCGACCCGAGGCCTTGTAGCCGAAGGTCGGGTACGGGGTGAGCTCCGGGATCTTCGGCAGGGTGCCAGCAGGGGCCACGAAGCCGCCGTTGTCCCTCAGGAGGGTGGCGTCGATGTCGTGGTCGAGCGACAGGAGCTGAACCGGGCGGAAGTCGTTCAGCAGCTCCTCGCTGGCGAACTCCTTCCAGGTCTCCTCCTGGTCCTTGTAGGCGTCCTCGAAGGCGGGCTGCACGGCCTGGGTGAACCAGGGGGCGAGCATGTCCGAGGTGACAGCCTCACGGAAGGTTCCGCGATCGCGGCTGGAGTCGGCCTCCAGGATCGCGTTCTTCAGCTGGCCCTGAGCCGCCCGGTCACCACCGATAGCGGACTCAAGAGTCTTGGCGAACTCAGTGTAAGACGTGAACATTTTGTCCCATCATTCCTTTCAGCGAGCGAGGATGACGGGAACCGTCTGGGCGCCCGTACTGGAAACCTTGGAGTAGGCGTACCCGACAAGCCCGGCGGTACCGGTGGCCCTGTCGTTGGTGAGCTCCATCTTGCCGTTGGCGGCGGGCTTCGCGTAGATCAGCGCGCCCGGCTCGACACCGGCACCCGTCAGGGTCACCTGGAGCTTGAAGACACCGCCGGAGATGCGGACCGAGGCGTAGCCGGGGCCGTTGTTGCCCCAGGTCGGCTTGGTCAGCGGGTTCCACAGCGGGTCCTGGCCGAGCTTGGCCTGGTCCTGAGCGGACGGGGCGATCTCAGTCACGAGGACACCGAGCAGGCCACCGACCTGGACAACATCCCCGATGTGGCTCTTGCCGAACTTCGACAGATCCACAGGAAGAGACAGGGTGTCGGAGTACTCGAAGACCTGAACATCAGAAATCTTCTTGGTCCCGAAGGTGTTTACCTGAGTCATAGTGATCTCCTTACCTCACTTGAAGTTCTTGATCTTGTAAGGCTCGGAGGACGACTCACGAATCTCCCCGGCCGTGGATGCCTTGACCGAAGTCAGGTAGTGCTGCTCGGCCGAGATGGCCTCCTTCAGCTCGGTACCGGACTCGACGGCCTCGATGACCCGCTTCTGGGCGACAGAGGGCAGGCCCGAGTCGAGCAGGCGGGTGGCGATGACGAAGGCCTCAGCAGCGGACTCCTTGCGGGCCTTGCGCTTCTTCTCATCCTCGTCGTCATCGGGCTTCTTCTCACCCGAAGCGGCGGGCGGCTTGTCGTCGGTCTTCTCACCGGGAGCCTCGGGCTTGCGCTCGGGGGTCGGCTCGGGGGCCTCGGGCTTGTCCGCGGGCTCCTCGGGCTTCCGCTCAGGGTCCTCACCCGGGGCCTCGCCGGTGGGGGCCTCAGGGGCGACCGGCTGCTCTCCCGGAAGATTGTCCTTGGCGAGAAGCTCAAGAAGCGGGGCGAGAGCCTCGGTCACCGCAGTGGCGATGGCCTGACGGATCGTCTCCTCGTTCATATGGTTCTCCTCATCGGAACTGACGCGCTGGGATTCCAGCACCTCCAGCAAAGCGCCACCTGCGCCCGCCTTCGTTACGAAGTCTACAGAAGTGACTCCATCGAATACCGGTACAATGCCGTCAGCGTCCAGGCCGTTCTCCGACCAAGCATTGATCGACACACCGATGTCCTGCCACTTCTCTCGAATGATGTCGTTGAAGGACGGATACACCTCGCACTCGGCGTATAGTGCTCCATCAAGACCGACAACGGCGTCGGTCACCAACCGCCCCGCGAGGTCCTTCACGGATCGCTCGGGGCGGTTCACGTCCTCATCCTTCGACGGGTGATCCATGAACATCTGCGTCCCAGCGGGGAAGTGCCCGACAGAAGCGGCGAGGTTGGCCTCCGAGTAAGTTCCGCTGGAGCCCTGCCCCGGGCAGATGATTCGGATACGGTACCGACCGGGCTTCTCTCCAGACAGCACGTCCGGAGTGGCCGCCTCCAGAAGAGCGGTCACCCCTCCGTGGAAAGCGGACCTGTACTCCGTGCGCATTTCAAGAACTCCTTTTCATTCAGGCGAGTGTCTCGCCACCGGCCTCGTCACGGTTGGCATTCGTGCCGTCCGACATGGCGCCCACACCTGTGCGAGAGCTGCTCTTCTTGGCGACGCTGTCCTGCACAGCGTTGGGATCGGCAAGACTCTTCGCAGCGAGAATCTCCTCCGACACAGGCAGATCATTGATCGGCCTGGCATTGATCGGCTGGAGCCTGTCGAGGAAGAGGCTGCGCGCCTCAGTCTTGTGAAGAATTCCGTTCTGGAGGCCAAGGGTGACGACCTGGCCCCAGCGCTGAATGAGCTCGTTCGACAGGGGTGCGAGCTCGACCTCGACCTTCCGACCGAGCGCCAGGAAAATCTTCTGGATGAGGCTCTTGTGAATCTGCCTGCGGAACTCGAAAGCCTTGAAGGTGGGGTCCTCCAAGGCCGTCTCAGCGCCCTGTCGTCCACCGGCCGATCCGTCCGTGAGGAGGACCGACAGGGGGACGTCGAGCGCACTGGCGACCATGGAGGCGAGCGGAGTGCCAGCCCCGAAGTCGATGCCCGCACCGGCCTTGGAGACAGCGGTGAACTCCTGGCCCGCACCGAGCGAGGCAAGACCGCCGATACCCTGAGCACTCGACATCTGCTGAATGACGGCCTGCTGCTGCTTGGCCGTAGCGGATGTGACTTTGAACGCAATTCTGGCCAGGGCCTTGGTCATGACGTGGCTGGCCTCAAGGAACTCCTTGTAGGCCTGTGCCCAGTAAACGGCGCCCATGAGTTCGGGCTTGCCCCATTGCTCGCCTATCTGGCGGTTGACCATCTCATAGACAACCCGATCCTCATGGACGGTCCTGTAGCCCTTCTCGTCCTTGACCGGGGCCCAGTCCTTGCCATTGACGACATGCCACTCAGGCTTGCGTCGCTCCTGCTCCTCCGCGGAGAGAGTGTCCGACACGGGCACGGGGTCGATCAAGAAGGCGAAGATGTCGGCCTCATCGGTAGCGTCCAGAGCCCGGGCGATGCCGCGGATGCGCGACAGGGGCACAGGAGCCACTCGCTTGTCGGTCCGGCGAACGGTGTAAAGCACGATGCCATCGGTGCAGAAGGCCGCCTCGTCCCGGGCACGGGCTGTGCGGGAGAGAACGGTGTCGTAGAGCGCCGCAGTCTCAGGAGTCTTGATCCCTGAAATGCGAGGAATCTCACTCCACATATAAGCGTTGCGGATGCCAATACCGCGCTTGACGAGCGGGTTGTAGGCAGCGAGCCTGCGGGCCCTCAGTGAATGCTCCTTGATGACAGTGAGGGATACCACATCGGAGGTGGCATCCTCATCGCCCCAGCGGGACCAACCAATGTCCTCCCGGTTGAGGGATGCGACAGCCCCGCGAGTGACCGCGGCGTACGCCTTGGACGCCTCGGTCAGTCGGGCCTGGACGCGCTGGGTGGACCCGCCAATCTGAAATGTGCCAAATTTCACAGTTCAACTCCTCAGGCTGGGGCGAAGGTCCACTCCTCATTACCCCACTCGTCTATAGGTGAGTACTCAGATTCCGTGCTCTCCATTAGGGTATCAGCCTCGATGAGAGAGTCAGCCCCCTCAGTTAGAAGGTTACTCGGCATCGCTGCATAGCAGATCGAGTCCAGAACGTCAGGCGAGGGCTCACCCTTCCTCTTCAGCTCGTCCTTCGCGCGGATCAGAAGCTTGGTTCCCCTGTACTCGTAGAGGATCGAACGAAACTCGTCGAAGAGCCCCTCAGTCTTCTCACCGGCAGCCTCATCGGGCGGGATCGACAACCCCCCGATATTGATCGCCTGGGCAACGGAGTCGTACATCGCGGCGCGGAAGTTGTACCACTTCAGATTGTCCGGAGAAGCCGCGTTGCCGACGATCCAGTATATCGGAATCTCTTCGGGCACGTGGTTGTCGATAACGGCCTGGACGCCTCGTCCGACACCCACAGCATCGATGCGAATATCCACGTCGAGCCCTGCCGCCCGTAGGCGCTTAGCGTGTTGCCCAATGAGCCTGGAGAGTCTGTTCCCGTCATAACCCTTCACCCGCTCGACGACCTCGACATGGCCGTCCTGACAGGTGGAGATGACACTGAAGTCACCGGTGGTGGATAGACCAACGTCAACGCCGATGTGGATAGGTGCGGTCGTGTTCCACTCCGTGTCACCCCACTCGTTCATTGACTGAAGCACCCGGCCGAGGTTGAACAGTCCGTCGTCTCCGATGTCGGGGAACCTGGCGAGGACCTTCGACACGTACCGAGGGTCATCCTTGCCCCACCGACGCTCAGCGTCCTCAACCCACTCCTTCTGGAGCAGGTTGTCCTTCGCCTTCTGGGGCACCTCCTCACCGGTGAAGTTGGGTGTGTCGAAGGCCGAGATGGTAATAAGGTTCCACTTCCGTTCCGAGGGCGGGAGCTTCTCCTCGTCTCGCCAGATCTTCGCCATGTACGAGTTCGGGTCATCCGGGTTCGCGATAGCGAGGATGCGGGCGTGCTTGTTCGTGGTGATGGTCTCGACAGAGGTGAAGATGTTCTCCGCCACGCCACCGGCCTCATCGACAACGGCGAGGACGTAAGTGGAGTGGAAACCCTGGAAGGTGGACTCATCGTAGTCCGCTGGCTTGCGCCCGAACGCGGTCGCAGTCTTGAAACCGGGGAAGGTCCACTCCGCCTTCCCGGTGATACGCCCCGGCATGTTGGCCTTGCTCTGGAGATCCTCGACATAAGCCCACATGACGTTCTTCACCTGGTTCCACGAGGGCGCCGTGGTGATCACGCGAGTCTCGGTGGGGTCGTGCGGATGAACATCGAGCCACCAACCGATTGCCCGGGATGCCGTGTGAGATTTCCCGCTTGCGTGACATGAAGCGACAAGGGTGCGTTTGTTGTCCCTGAGGGACTGCATGACCTCACGTTGTTTGGACCACAGATGATCGCCGAGCCGGTCCTGGGCCCAGAGAACCGGGTCCTCCCGCATTGCCCGCTCATGGGAGCGCGTGCCGAACTGATCTGCGACAGCCCGGAAGTCTATCTTCTCCGCCATCGGTCCTCCTTCGAGACAAGTCTATAAAAACAGGATCGCCCATCTGGCGGAACCGAAAACACCAGATGGGCGAGAGCCGAAAGGCTAAACGCTCCAGGGGCCGCCGAAGCGGGTCGCAACCCCCTGCCTGCATGGATAATAGTAGCACACCCCGGAAGCCAGTTGATCCTTCAGAGTATGTTGTTGCTCACATTCAGATGGTCATGTCGGCTTTGGGCTCCTCAAGGATGCTGGCCGAGCTAGAGGTGGCGTCAGCGAGGCACTCCTCCCGGTGCGCTTCGAGCTGCTTCTGCCCCCGTTTTGTAAGAAGGGGAAACAAATGCTGCTCCATGTTGTTCTGGACAGACTCGACAAAGGCGACGATGATCGGAATCTGCTGCTGTTGGATCAGTTTGATCTCCGCTTCGACCTTCGTCTTCTTCAGACCGGCCAGATCGCTGACCGCCTCGATGGTCGCCAGAGCCGTCTTGACGTTGTCCGGGTTGGTCGCCAGAGGATTCTCGACAACGGAATCCCAGAGCGCATCCAGGAGCTTCTCAAGACGAGTGAGTTGCTTCATGAGCTGGGCATGCTCGGAGAGCGACTCCTGACTGGAGTAATAGTCCTCCTCAATTCGGAAGACTTCGGCCTCGGAGAGCTGGAACCTCTCCGCCACCTCGCTGCGCGGTTTGCCCCTCAGGAGGGCCCGGATGACCAGGCTCTTCCTCTGAAGATCAATGGCCTTCTGCTCCTCTGCGGTTCTTTTCATTGAGAATTCCTATCACTCGCCACTGAGAACCAAAAACATAACAAGCCCAGAAGCCCAGCAGCTCCTCGACCGACTCGGCCCTCAGCCCTCTGCCGTAAGCGTACGACAGGGCGCTGAGGGCCGGAACCGAACGACCCTTCATCAGTCGTCCAAATCCAGAAGGAGTTTCATCTGCTCAGACTCATCGGAGACCTCCTTGAGGAACGCCGCGAAGATAGCCTCATCGCGCATCCCCTTCACCTCCGACCCGACGAAGTACCCGAGTCCTCCCGACAGGACGCACGCGGCGAGAACTGAGAGAGTCCACAACATCACTGATCATCCCCGTACTCGTCAGCGATCATGACGAATGCCACGATCATGAGGAAACCTACAACAAAGATCACTCGTACCAGAGCTCCCACCTCTTGGCCTTCTTGTCCTGAACCTCAAAAGTCAGCAAGGCCGGATCGGTGGCGTCCCCGGTGCGGTTCGTGAACCACGAAGATCCATTGTCCGCTGTCGGGCAGCCGATGATGAACTTGTTGTCCCCCACGAGTGACACACCGAAGTTGTGGAAGTGCCCATGGACCAGGATCGAGGCCTCGTGGAGGCCACTGCGGTGCCCGAAGGCGAGGTCCCGGAACCAGGACGGAATCTTCGCCTGAGCGCCTGCCAGATGACCATGTGTGAAGCCCACCGCGGTCCCGTCGGCAGTCTCCACCGTAACGGCTTCCTCCCACTTCTGGGGTTTGGCAAAATTCACATGGCTGAACGGCTCCCGGCCCGACATGATTGCCTGAATGGTGTCCGCGATCAAAAGTCCGAAGTCGTCGTCCGGCGAACTGGCCCGGTTGTCGTTGCCCCTGCCCGTCCGCACAGCGCAATGGTTAGAGGGGATCGACACGTAGGTCATTCGGGTGCACAGCGGAGCCAGCATGGCGACCGCTTCGGCCATCAGGCGCTGGGCGACACGAATCTGATCCGTGAGCGACAGATCGTTGGTCTGCTGCTGTGAGGTGACGTTCCAGAACCCCTCGCAGACATCCCCGACATCTGCAACGATGATCTCCTCATAGGAGCCCTCGGCTTGAATCCACTCGGTGATCCGCTTAAGGGTGTTCATGACGCGGTTCACGGTCTCCTGCGTCCCACCGAGGTTATCCGTCTTGCCCACCTGGAAGTCCGACAAGCACACGACCAGGGTCTTGGACCGGTCCTCCTCGACCTTAGGTGCCACCGAGAGCACGGCCCTGTCGAACACCTTCTCCAACTCCTCGTAGGAGGCCTCCCGGACATCCTCGGCTACGGCGACAGCGGGGTTGTACGTGACTCGCTCGTACGAGCCATCCTCCAGCCTCACGGTCCGCCTGCGCTGCGTAATGGCGTTGACTGGGATGTCGAAGAACTCGTCCCTGTCCTGCTCGACAGGAAGCCTAAGCGCCTTCTGAAGGGCTTGCTTGTGCCTCCTGATGGTGGTCTCGTGGACGTCGAACATCCGACCCAGCGCAACGTTCGACATGCGCTCCCTGCGTGGCTTCTGCGCCTCCTCCAGGATGGCCCTGTCGATCTTCTCGTTCAGATCGTCCTCCAGGTTGCGCGCCATCAGTCGTCCTCCTCGCCGGAGGCCTGCTTGAAGAGGTTGGCGAACCTGCTGTAGTCCTTCGACAGGAAGAGCTCCTCATCGACCTCGGTGCCCTTCAGCGCGGGCCTCGCAGGTGCCTTCTCCGTTGTGAGCTTGGCCTCCTGGTCCTTCTTCGGCTTTCGACGCCTCCGCGGCCTGGGGGCGGGCTCCTCATCAGGCTCGACATCCGCGGTGCTCTGGATGATGCTGATGGCCGTTCGGAGCACGTCGTCTATGCTGATGTCGAACCCTGGGGTGCCGACGATGCGGATGAGGTCGATCAGCGTGACCTTCCCGGAGCGGAAGTGGTTGTGGATCGTCTGCTGGGCCTTGAACCCGAAGACCTGCGGGTACTGGGCCTGGATGACCCCCTCTCGCCTGATGCGCTTCCTGAGGAGCTCCGCGGCGTACTTGGCCCGTTCGACAACGAGCTCGTCCTCCCTGTACCGCGCGCGCTCGGCCCGCTGGTCCTTCCCGGCTACGAATGGCATATCGGTTCCTCTCCGAGGTTGTGATGGTTCTGATCCGGTTGCCCGGATGTCGCAGATAGAACTGTACCACATGCGGCCCGACAGAGGACGACAGGGCCGGAAGATTTCTGTGTTCTTGCGCACACTCTATGGCTTATACTGACCGCTCGGTTGAATACACGATGTCAATGTCAAGCTTTCTCGACATATAGAAATTTACCTTTGTTCATTTTTAACATCTGAAGATCGAAACCTGAAATTTTAGGACCCAAGTCCCGAAAATCTCATTTTTGTAGCACTCATTGTATTTAACCGACCAGTTGGTCGAAGAAGAATTCGACAGGGGCTTTTGATTGGAACGGCAGGGGGAAGTCGAGGTTGACGAAACAAGTGTAGGTACGTACCTACATTACTCTCCAACTCTCTTCGTAATATATAATATAATAATGTATATAGTATATATTTAGTATATAATATTTAGAGAGATTAGTATAATTTTCTACCTGAAATTCTTTATTGTGTGGGTAAATTACTATACGAGGTCCATATTTTTCTATGCAGAGTATAAAAAAGCGAATTTAGGGTTTCATGCGCGCGCACGTACGCGCGTACGCGTAGGAGCGCGTGTGCGGCGTGTCACGCTCCTGAACCTTGTCCCTGTCGGAGAGCCGTGCTAGGGTTGCACCTGTCGGTCAACCGGATGTCGCCATCACCCGACCGACGCCAGACTTCGACACCGAGAGGAACCACCAAATGGCACGCAAGGTCCGCCCCGTCCACTGCTGGGGCATCGTGAAGCGGGACTTCATCGAGATCAAGGGGCTCGGCGACTGCCGGGTCCTGTCGGACCCCCAGTACTCGTGCGAGAGCCTCGACATCATCCAGTTCTGGGTCATGACCCCCTTCTACAAGCCCTTCATCATCGCCATGTCGGAGGACTCGTACCTCAACGTCGTCGAGTTCATCGATGATGACGATGAGGAGTTCACCGAGGAGATCGAGCGTGTCATGATCTGCGAACTCCGCAGGGGCGACAAGTTCTACTTCGGACAGCGCAAGCACACATTCTTCCACATGAACCTCGACCGGACCGCTGCCATCGAGACCGCGAACGGTCAGATGATGGACCTGAGGGTCAGCCCCTTCAAGGTCGTCAGGCGCGCTCGGAAGGCCCGCGTCATCAAGACCAAGCCCCTGTCGTTCACGGAGTTCGCCCTATCGTCATACGAGAAGGCCCTCGGGAAGCTCGCCAAAGCCGTTATGGGGCTCCAGATGGACCCCGCCCGTGTCGAGGTCCAGAAGCCCGCCAAGAAGGCTGAGAACGCTTCTCCGGTCATCGCCACGAAGGACGTGCCCTCCCCCGCCCCTGTCGAGCCCTGCAACGAGGACTGCGACCGCTCGTACTGCCTGGACTCAATGGAGTCGAAGGCCGGGCCCGATCGCGTGCTGACTTGCTCCGACGTCATCGCCGAGCTCGAAGAGGTGCACCTGCACGAGGGTGATCTGCCCGTGTCGATAGTGAGTCCGGAGGACGGTTTCCGTCGCGTCAACGTCAGCGGCTCGATGCTCGAAGACCTTTACGAGTGTGGTGAAACATATTGGGGCTCCCGGACCTGGGACACGCAGCCTCGGCCCGGAAACCCCGCTAAGAGTGAACTCGTCGTCAGTCTTTGGTGATCAGCACTGGCGCTGAAGAACACCCTTGACACCGGCCACGATCGCGGAGCGCATGCCCTTCTGGGCCGCTCTGACGTACTGGGTCTGGTCGTCGAGGATGTGAGCGACCAAGGGTTTGTTCGAGGCCCGCAGGTCGTTCACCATATTCACCGGCGCATCCCACTGCATCGACAGGAAGTCCAACGGCCCTGTCGAACTCTTGAAGGTCTCGTACCAGGGCTCAGTGGTGTTCGCTGTGTAGGCGTATCCCCAGGCTCCGCAGCCCTCGGCCTTCGCCTGCTCGAACAGCCAATTCGAGTCGCCATAGTACTTAATAACGATCTGCGCGGGAGTCACGTTCCTGTCGGTGATGTACTTCAGGAGCCGCTTCCACTCGCCCGCCCGGTACTTCGGGTCGATGACAAGGCAGTGGGTCTGCCCGTACCTGTCGAGCAACCAGTCCAGACGCGCCGGAAGCTTGTCCGCCGGAACAGCAGCCTTGATTTCCTCCCACGTCATGGTGTGCGGGTCGGTCGCAGGACCACCCAGCGACTCGAAGGTCCTGTTGTGTAGACCGAACCACACACCATCCTTCGACTCGTTGCAGGAGAACTCCAGAGCGTCCACTCCGAACGACACGGACTGCGTGTAGGCATTCTCGGTGTGCTCCACCCACGACCGGCTGCCGCCCCTGTGGGCCACGAAGAACCCATCTGTGTTCTCCCCGCCGTTCTGAGCGCTCCTGTCCCTGTCGATGAGCTCCTGCCAGGTCGCCAGACCCCTTGGCATCGCCGCCATGGACAGGGTGCTCTTCTCCTGACCGTCATCCCCGATCACTGTCAGTGCCGCGTAGTGGTCCCGGATCGTGTCGTCCGCACCGATGATGTACCAGTTTTCATGCTTCTCCGCTGTCGGGGGAGTGGGATCGAGTCCCTCGGCCGTGAAGGGCCAGACCGCAACGCAGGTCTGTATCGAGGCCTCGGTGAAGGCGTAGTCCTTGTCGGCCCAACCCACCAGGATTGAGCTCGACGAGTTCGGAGCGGGCTGCACCGTCTTCTGCCCGTCGTCGATCGTCTGGATGGCGCCCTCGAACTGCCTGGTGTGGTCCCCGCTCGTGTAGTGCTGAAGGCTCACCAGAAGGTGCGGTTTGTTCTGTTTGGCGACAGCCGTCTTGATCTGGTTGCTGTTCGTCGTATTGACCGTGACGCCGTCGGAGAAGTTGAACGACTTCACCGTCTTTCCGTCGAGCACCAGAACGGTGGCGAGTTGGCGACCGGTGTAGGAGGAGCGGGGGTCCCCGAGCGCGAGAGGTTGCGAGAACTCCTCGACATCATCGACCTTCTTGGCCCACACACCCAGGCTACGACTGGCCACCCCGGTGGCCTGGTTGCCGTGCCAGCCCGAGTTCGCAGCAGAGATGAACGCGGGGACTCCCTGGCTGCCGAACTGGCCGCCTTGGATTATGACCACCCAGTCATCGTGCGCAACACCCTTCTCACCCGAGGTGAGCAACGACACGGGGGCGGGCTGCCTCGCCGTGCCGCCGGTCACCTCGATCTGCTTGACCCATGCGGGCGGCGTGGCCATCAGTTGCTCCTCCGGACGATCACCGTGCCGGACTTGGTACCCGCCGGGACCGCCTCTGTCGGCCCGAGCACCAGGACTGTCGCTCCAGCCGCGGCCCCACCACCCGGCTTGTTCTCCAGGGCGGTGATTCGTGTGGTGTGGTCGCCTACCGTGGTCTCAAGGGCTGTGACCTTGTCTTTCACCCCGCTCATGCGGGCCCTGGTGGAGGCGATCTCGGACATGGTCGCGGTGAGCCTCGCCTCAAGACCGGTCTTGAGTTCGTAGATCTTCTGGTTGAGCGTCTCCTCGGTGACACCTCCTGCACCGCCGGGCTGGGCTGGGGTGAGCAACGGCTTCTCGACTGACGTCATCAGCAGGTCCATGGCGTAGATGCCCTGAAGGTCCATGCAGGTGTACTTCACGGTCCAGTTCGGCCAGATCTCGATCATCGAGCCGTCCGAGGTCCACTCGTCCTGCTTGCCCAGCGCCGGATCGCCCTTCTTGACGACAAGCGTGCTGGCCCGCTCCAGCTTCCCATAGGTCTGCGGCAGCGTCGCGACGTGCGTCACGGTCTTCGTCGGCTTCGGCAGCGCCCGCCACTCATCGCCGGCCTTCCGGAAGAACATCGTGGCCCCGACGACACGGTACTGGTACTGCCCTGCACCGACCTGGCCCTGAGCGATGTCCACCCAGCCCGTGTCGCCCACCTGCACGCCCCCGCCCTGGCCTCCAGGGGTAGCAGGCTTGTCCTCAAGGGCCTTCACCCGGGTCTTCAGGTCAGCGACATCCGTCTTGTTGGCGCTGATAACGCTCCACCTGCGGGCATCGGCGTCCGTGTTTTCTTTCAGGCCCTTCTCCAACGCCTCCTTGGCCGCTGCCAGGTCGCCCTTGGCAGCGTAGGTGGCGGCTGCGTCGGAGGCCTTCAGGAGCCCTTCCAGCGCGCTCTTAGGGGCGTAGGTAGCGGCAGCATCCGCAGCCTTCAGAAGGCCATCCAGAGTGCTCTTGAGGGCGAACCTGGCGTTGACCTCCTGCTTGTACGCCTCGATGCGAGCCTCGATTCTTGCGTTCGCAAGACCGGGCACCTCGTTCCGCAGCGTGTTGAGCGCCTGCGTCTGCTCGTCGTTGTCAATGAACCGTGCGTCGGCCCCCTCGGCTGTGTAACTTGTGGCCTTCCCCACGAACTGCTTAGCCATTCCTCAGCCCTCCGGCGTGCCCTGCGGCACAGACTTGTCCTTGTACGTCACTGTTCCGTCGCCGTTGTCGATCATCTCGACCTCGTTGCCATCCCCGCCGCCTGGGGGCTGCGCCTTCAGCTCGTCGATCGCCCTCTTGTTGTCCGCGATCTCTGTCTTCAGTCCGTTCAAGGCCTGCGTGAGGTTCTCGACACGCGCCGTGAGCCCTGCAAGATCCCCTGCGGGTGGTGTCGGGCCGGGCAGCGCCGGATCAGCGGCCCCCGCGCCCCCTGCGGCGGGCCTCTGGCGGGCGAACGGGTTGGCCAGCAAGCCGTCCCCGTT